CATTAACATCTAGCTTGTAACCTGCATCTGTTGTAGTATTTATTAGTACGTTATTTGATTGAGAAAGTGAAATAATACTAGTAGTCCCCCTTCTTATATCCCATCTAACTCCATTTACATCAAAATAATTACTAATTCTTAATCCATTAGTATTATCAGATAATTGAACGTAATCACTAAATCCGTTTAGTGTTTCAGATTTTGTACTTTTAATTAAATCACTAAACGTAGCACTTGTACCATTTAATGCTCCTGTAAGAGTACCTCCTGTTAAAGGTAAGTAAGCTGATAAATTACTTGTTAAAGCTAATGTTCCATTTGCACTCGGTAGTGTATAAGTATAAGATACACTTTTTAAAAACCCTTGGATTGTAATATCGTCTTGAAAATAAGCACCTCCGCTTTGTACTCTTAATCCATAACCTGTTCCACTATTTTGAATGTTTAATGTTTGCCCAGAACTTGCGCTACTAAATGTTTTAGCTCCTGCAAATGTTTGCGTTCCCGTAGTAACTACACCTCCAAAACTTGCGTCTGCTGGTTGTAAATTTAAAAGACTACCAACTATACTAGCTCCGTTTGCGTTTGGTGTTATACCGATAGCAGCTAAAGATAAAACTGTGTATTGTGGTATATTTAAAGTATTACTTATAAATGTAGCCGCACCGCTTGTTCCACTCGTGGTTAGCGTGATTGTGTTTTGCTTACTATTAAATGTAGTCCAATTAGCTGAACTCAAAGCACCTCTATTTGTAGCACTTGCAGTTGGTAAATTAAAAGTGTGGGTATCTAAAACACTAGAAATATTAAAATCAGTACCAGTCGTTCCAACCGCAAAGTATTGAGTATTAGCGGTTAATCCATTTAACGCTGCAATACCACCTGCGAAAGTTGTAGTTACTAAACACAAGGTATTATCCTCGGTATGCAAAGTAACTGTACGACCGCCTGAATTATCTACAATGTAAACTCTTAAAGCTAACCTATCGGTAATTAATAAAACAGTTTCGGGTACTGCTAAAGACGTGATATATAAATCAGTTGTAGTTCCGCCTGTTATTTCTTCAGGAACTGCAACCGAACTAGCAATACTTGTAAAAGTCGAACCGTTATATTTTAATAGTTCTACATAAAACTTTTGAGAGCCTCCACTAGAGGAAACATTAAAAAACAATTCAAAGTTCCACGCGCCACCTGGAATAAGCAATCTATTAGGGTTACCCGCATCGGTTAAGAATTGAGAAATTAAGCCGTTACCTGTTAAATTAAAATCAGTACCTCCACCAATTACGGCACTGTTAGCCATCTGCTTATAAGTCGCCACACTTGCAGCAACCGAACCATTTAAATAATAATTAACATTAGCCCCTCCGCTTGAAGTTGAAGGAATAGTTGCTAAAGTTCCATCGCCACGAATGTATTGAGAAGCCGAACCGATAGCAGTAACCTCTAAAGTCCCTGAGCTTGTTATAGGTGAATTAGCAACGCTAAACGCAACTGGCATTGTTAAACCAACGCTAGTAACCGAACCAACCCCTGCACCAATATCCGCTAAAACTTCAGCTCCTGTACGGTATTTAACAACTCCATCTTCAGAAACTAGAAACTTATCTGTGTCATATAGCGCGTTTTGAATATTAGCTATTTTTAAACGTAAAGCAGTATCTATTCGTAAAGCTTCTGTATTGTTTACTCTTATTATAAAGTCGTTGTTTATGGTCGACCCTATATAAGCATCGTTATCTATGCCCGGATTGATAATCCCGAAACTTGCATAGCTTGACGTTCCATCTGTTAAGTGTATAGCGTTACCGATTTCTTCAAGAATTGAATCACCGACCGCGCCTGTGCTTGTAAACTTTGCAATATTTCCAGTCGTTCCCGAAATACTAGAACTTGACGCGCCACCAATATCTGATAAGACTTCGGAAGCGGTTCGATACGAAACGGAATTATCTGCTTTTAGGCTTAGAAATTTTGTAGCTGCTCCTAAGTCTGTAAGTGCTGAAAGTATTAGCGTTCCATCAATTTCGATATCGGTCGAAGAAAGTTGTAATGGGATTTCATTTCCAAATCCATCTGTGATTCTTTTCTTTACGCCTGTGATTGTATTGTTATCGGTTACCTTTAAAAGTGAATCGTAGGTTTCCGATATTAATTCGCCTGTAAGTGTAGCCATTTATTTATATGTTATAAAATCTTCCGATTGTCCGTTATATTCAGTGAAAGTAAAAGCTTCACCAACTAATTTCATTTTACCGATTTCTAATTGTTTTTTTATTTCTGGTTCTTCTTGAAATTCAAAAACTTGATAAGTCCAAAATCCCTCGGTTGCGTTTAAAAAATAATCATTTACGTTTATCTCAAATTCTGAATATCTTTCGATATATAAACTTTCATTCAATGCTTCAAAGATAACGATTTCATTTGTAATATCGTTCACAAATTCAAACAAGTAAATAGGTGATTCAATCGTCACCTTTTCAAGCGACAAAACCAAATCTTTTACAGTTCCTTTTTCAAAAAGTATCATAATCATAAATATAATTTTTAGACGTAAAAAACACTATATATATTATTTACTTTACTTTACTTTACTTTGCGAGTGTTACGAACACATTCCGAACGCGTTACATTTTTTACAATAGTTTAAATATCAATGAGTTATGAGATTATTTTCTTAGTTTTTTTTTGAAAAACCTCCAACGTTTCACTAAAGTTTAGTGAAAGTATCATGAAACCATGGTAAAAGTATCATGAAAACATAACTAAAAAACACAAATTTAATGTTTAATATTATTATATATTATGACAATTCTATGACAATTAAATACAATATTACTTTTACATTTGATTTATAAACTAAACAAAAAAACATGGAAATTTTAGCTTTTATCTTTTGCGCAATACCTATTTTATTTGTACTTTTGTTCGCAACGGCAGTTCACTATTTTATGGAAACACTTAAAAAACACGACAATGAGAAATCTATTTGAAAGACTAAAACCCGAGCATATTGAAAAGCTCAAAGAAGCACAAACTTTATACCCAGCGACAATTCCAAACTTATTTTTGGAATTAGAGTTAAATACTTTTTGGGCAGACTTGACTTATTCTTGCGTATTTACTTTGGTAAGTTATTTAGACCTTTACGATTATTCACCTTGTGCAATAGAAAACTTATTTGATAATGACTAAGCTAATCGACAAAATAGAAAAGATTTACCTAGATAAATTTTATGCACTACCAGAGTGCGAAATGAAAACTAAAGCTTTACACGCTTTAAATAATGAAACAAGTTTTGGGTGGTTAGGTGGCGATATAGCCGACTACCTTGAAGATAATTTACTAAGTGAAGAAGAACACCCTTTTATTTTAGACTTGCTTAAAACGTACGACAATCGTTCTAGTGGCTCAAGTCTTTGCAATGGTGAAGGTGGTATAAACATAAAAAGTGGGTGGGGTTTATAATTCCCACCCATTTCTTATTTAATCTATTAATGCAGCAATAATTGAAGAAGTAACTTCAGGCGAAAGAGCTTTCTCTTGACCACTAAATGTTAATTCGTAACCTGAACGGTCACCAGTTGCAACACCAGAGGCAGCAGTTCCAGCGGTGATGTCTAATCCACCCGCTTGACCTAGCATCCAATACTTACCGTTCTTATCTTCAGCAATAGCGATAAGGCTATTTTGAGCTAATAAAAGAATTTCATTTCTAGTGTTAGCTTGAAGCTTGTTAAGAATTACGGTCAATTCCTGAGCGTAAAAGATTGTCCCGTTTTGAACGGAAGCAGTTATCGTTTCAGTAAAAGAAGATGTTTCTTTAATCAAATTATACTTATAGAAAAACTTTCCAACCGCTAAGCTAATGGCAGTAACAACACCAGCAACTTCAGTTGTACTAACTACATTATTTTGCTCTATAAATAAAACTGATTTTAAACCTCCTAGAGAATCTTTACAGTCTAAAACGTAACCTTGGGTTAAGGCACATGACATATATTTGAGTATTAAAAAAGGGTAGGCAGTTTATCCACCTACCCTCTTTGGTTAAAAATTAATTGTTAATTAAGCAACTCCACCTTCTTGCCAGTACACGATTTCAGTTGGGAAAGCATATTGAACTCCCATTTTGAATTCAGCAACGAAACGCATTTCGTCAGCTTCTTTCGCATAGAACAATTCAAATCTTTCTTCCTCGTTCAACAAATCTACACCTAAGTAAAGGTTTGACATACGAGTGGCGATAAGCTTATCAGTTCCGTTCAAACCATTTACAGCAATTAGCTTTACGCTAGTTCCCGGTATAACGATTTCAAAGTCAACTGATTCAGCAGCGTAATGGAAAAGATTTGCAGCCTTTAATGCAACTGTGTACATTCTGAAAGCATCCATTCCAGCGAAGATAATTACATCACCATTTGAAACAATGTCAGCAGGTATCAAAGTGTAAACTTCATCAACAGCAGCGATAATAGTGCTTGTAGACAATGCAGCTACGTTACCCGGATTTCCGTCAATAACACCCGCAACTGGAACACCAGCAGGAGCGATAAGCTTCAATAGTCCATCAAACTTGTTTAATTGTGCGTTACCTGAACCAGTATCACCTTGCCACAACCCAACTTCTAGAGCCTCACCGATTACAGCGATTTTCTTAGCGGTGTACTCGTCAGCAAATGGCATATAATCGTACATTGAACCAGCACGTAAAGCCTTTTGTGTGTACTTAGCCTCGAAAGACTTAGGACAAATAGACTCATTTACTTTAATCTTACCGGGAGTTAATGCTCTTTGTGTGAAAGCAGTCGTACCGCTTGAAGAAAATCCACAAGTTCCACCTGCTTGGAATACAGCATCGGTTTCCATAAGGTTAATTTTTTCAGACGACTTGATGCCGACCTGTACGTTTCCAGCTGCTTCGATTAATTTAGCAGTCTTTGGCGCGAATACTAGAGATGTAGCAAGTTGTTGCTCGTTCTCTTTTACATAATTGGTTAAACCAGTTAAATCTAAAGCCATGTTTTTTAATTTTTAATTGTTTGAAAAATGTTTTGTAATTTTTTAAAGCTATCCGATTTTACGTTTTTGCTTTGTGCAAGAAATGTATTTTTCGGTGCTTGTGTTTCTGGAGCGGATTCGATTGTCGCAAAAGCTTCCATGAATTCAATTAGCTTTTTAGTAACCTCATTCAATGAACTTACTTTTGTTTCAATCTCGGACATCTTAGAATTGAATGAATCGCTAATCTCAAGAAATTTAGCATCGTAATTAAATGCTTCCTCTTTGCTTTGCTCAACCTCAACCTCAACAGATACCTCTTCCTCTTCTACCATTTTAACTTCGGCAATTACGCCTGGCTCGGATACGATTACTATCGTTCCATCTTCTAGCTCGTGCTCACCAACTGGTGCTGGAATTTCTCCTTCTTCTGTAACCACTGAAATTAAACCGCCAACTTCTAACTTGTCGAACTTAACGATTGTGCCATCGGCTAGAACGCCTTCAGCAAATTCAGTTACCACTTCTGGAGTATTCACAACCTCGTCGGAAAACAGTAAGCTTTTGATTTGTTCTAATGCTTCTTTTGCTTTCATACTTTTTGATTAATAATTATAATATATATGTTAATTGATTTTATGCAACTTAAATCTCAGCGATTCGCAATATCTCTTTTATCTTTTCAAGCATTATATCTTCTTTCTTTACAATGTCTGAATAGCCAAAAATACCTTCTACGCTAAAGCCTTGAAATTCGCCTGACTTTACTTTTGCCCAAATGTCCGCGTTATCTACTTTGTAACTACCAAACCAAGAACCATCCTTTGCATCTTCAAATCCTTTGATAGGCATTTTACCCATCTCTTTGTTTACTAACCATGATTCAAACATCGTCACGCCTTGCACCGCCTTATCTGGATTGTGCATCTCGTTTACATTTGATTGATAACCACGCTTAAAGAATTTTTCTGCTATTTGCTGAATAGTTCCTGAATCGAAAACTACGTAATGTTCGCCAAATTCTTCATTATTTCTATAAATTGGAACGTCTGCTAACATCAATGCACCAGATAATATTTGTTTATCTTCGCTTATGACTTCAAACTTTAAACGCTCATTGAACGCTAAGAAGTTTTTTTGAATAGCGGGTCTATCAACTAGCGCGATGTAGTCTACTTCGCTATCGTCGGACATATCCGAATTGATAATAAGTTTGTAAATTGGTAAGTCCATATCTTTAAATATATTAAATTGTTGCAGCTGCCTTTATTTTGTTAATTCTATCTTGACTATCTGTGATGTCTGTTTCAACAACAAAAGCTTTTATAGCTTGTTGATTTTGTAATGTTACATTATTTCCCCCCGGAGTTAATGCCGTTTGTTGTACATTAATACCCGCTTGAATAGGTGCAACCGAAGCAGAAGATGAAGCGTTAAAGCTAGGAGTGCCACCGCTGTTTGGTCGTGAAACACCACCACCACCACCACCGCCTTTCACTTTTGATAATATAGAACGTGCCTTATTAGCTGCTGCCAATACCGCTCCGACTTGAGTAGCATAAAATACTGGAAATGCAAACGCTGCTGCTGGTCCTGTGGCTTTTGCTGATTCTTGAGCTATTCGTAAACCATTTGCAAAACCAACTCCAGTCTGAATTGCAATCTCGGCTAATCCCGCTGCCTTTGATGCTGCCGTACCTTCGCCAAACAAAGAACTTAATTGACCAAATACGGATGCCGTAGCTTGTAAGAAAGCTTGTTGTGCAACTAGCCTAGCTTCATAAGCTTTTTTATCTTCTTCTGTTTCTGTATCTCTGTCTTTTCTTCTTCTTTCAGCTACAAGATTTGCGCGTAATATTTCCGTTTCGCCCCTTGCTTCTTCTTTTTCTAATCTTAGCTGTTTGTCCGCGTCATCTATTTCCGTTAAGTCTGCAATTATTGAAGCTTCTAAATCTCTTTCGGCTTCAGCGGCAACCTTTTTAGCGTTGCTTTCATCTTGTAATTTCTTTACAAAGTCGGCAAACTCTTTTTCTTTACGTGCTTTCTCGGCTGCAATCTCGGCTATTTCTTTATCTCTTGCCGTTTTTCTATCCGCTTCGCGTTTTTCACCTTCTGCCTTTAGTCTTACCGTTTCTTCAGCTTCAATTATTTTCTTTTGATTTTTTAAATCTTCAAAGTTTTTTAAATCTTCACCTCTTAATCCCTTTTCTGCTTTGTACTTTGAACGTAAAGTATTTAAATCATTTTCGGCTAATTGCTTTGATAGCTTTGCTATTTCCTTTTCTTGACCACCTTGAGCGCTTAGTAAATCAATACGCCTTTGTATTGCTTCGTTAGCTGTTTTATTACTCCCTGCTAATTTATCATAAGCACGTGATGCTTCGCTAGTTGCACCAACAAAATCGGTTACCTGCTCAACTAGTTTACCGATAAATTCACCAACTTTCGCAAGTCCCGGAATGAAATTTAAAACTACTTTTTTAACCGCATCAAAATTAGCTATTAATAAACCAATAGCCACAACAGCTGCACCTATTCCAGTAGCTATAATTGCACCCTTTAAGGTAGTGAATGCTGTTATTACATTCTTTTTAATTACAACCGCTAAGTTAGTGAAGGCATCCTTTGATTCTAAAACACTATTTAAGCCTTCAGATAATGCCAAAGCACTTTGCACCTTTAGTAATTGCTTTTCAAGTTCCGCGCTTTCAGTACCGAATAAACCAATAGCACCCTGAACACCTGCAAAACCACCCGCCACACCTTGCAAAGTTTGTGAAAACGCTTTGAATTTAGCATCTGGATTTAAGGCATCAACTCTATCTTTGAAATCCCCGACTTCATCCCTTAGATTTGCAACCTTTTGTTGTGCTTCGATTGCTTCTTTCGACGTATCGCCAAACTTCCTAGATAGATTTAAGGCTTCCTGTGTCGCTTCCCTTAATTCGGTTTTTATAGACTTAACAGCCTTTTCGGTTTGGCTTGTGTCGGTTGTTATTTTAAACGCTACTTCTTCGGTTGCCATCTATATCTTTTTTAATAATTCTACTTTTGTTAAACTATCCCCTAAAGGATTATACCCATCTATCTTATTTAGGTAATATAAACCGTTTTGCACTTTGATAGGTTTCTTAAAATCCAAGTCCATAATATCGATAGTATTCAATAAGAAATATAAAGTAATTAGTTTAGCGTCTTTATTGTCTTGAGCTTCGATAAATTCTTGATAGTATTTAACGAATAAGTTATACGCGGGATAAAAAGCGGTTTGAAAATAAATCTCTTTAGGTGCTTCAAAAGTCAAGTCGTATAATTCGGTCGTTGTGCTATCAATTAAATAATTGTAGATATGACCGAAATAAGGATATTGCACGTTTGTCCCATCTAGCAAAGTGTCACCATTGTATATTTCAAAGTTGGTGCAATCTTGTAACCCTCCATAAAATACTAACTTTGGATTAGTTTTAACTTTCTTATACGTGCCATCTGTATTTATGTCAAACATCGCAGGTAGTGCCATATCGGTATTGATAAACACGTTAGGAACTAAAGAGAAAATCAATTCAAATGCTTTGTCATCTTTGCTAAACTCGTTTTGTGTCGTATAGGTTTTATTTCCGTATGCGCTATTATATTTATTAAAGTATAACTTTGAATAATAGTCGTTATCATTCTTGTATTTAAAGCTCAATGTCTTAGGTAGAAAATCGTTTGAAGATTTAATTGTAAAGCCTTTAGACAAATCCTTCTTATTATCCCAATCGATTACATTGTCATTGTAAAAGTCTGGATAAGGTATAAACGTGAGTTTAAATTCGTCGTCTTTATCTTGAATGACATATAAGTTTAAAAGGTTAATTATTGACTTCAAGAAATCAGCTTGTTTAATTGCAGTTGGAACAAATGATTTGCCTTCAAATTGCTTCCCATAAATTGCAGGTACTTTTGCTGAATTATCAAAGTTGGTAATTACTAGATTAGAAGATAATTGAATGTTTAAAATAGTTGTACTTAAAGCGTCACCTATCTTTGCCCTAAATTCATTCGCTGCGCCCGGTCGTAATACAAAAGTAAATTCGTAATTGAAAGAACCTATGCCACCAGAGATAGGATATTCCGAGTAATTCTCAACGCCGGTGAATAAGTCAATCATACCAATAGACATATTTTCCGGTGCAAAGGTATCACGCTCCCAAACTATCATGCCTGTAAACTTTGCCTTTATTTCAGAAGCTGAATTGTTTACAATGTAGTAATTACCTAAGCCATCGTCTGCGAAATTAAAATAACTAGGTACTAAACTTCCGGGGTCTAATTGCAAAGACCGATATAAATTATTGACTTCTTGCGTTTCTAAATCCGCGCTACCTAATGCCGAAATGTAGACCGTGAAATCTTCCTCATTATTTAATAGCGTTATCTTATCTAAATTATTAGTATCCCATAACGTAGTATTATAAGTATATCCTGCTTCGCTCATTATCTTGTCGAATATTTCACGACAAAACAAAGTAGGTCTAAAATTAGTTACATCTAATTTGCTAGGTGTTGCATCTTTGAACTTACCGTAATTCGCTAAAGCATAAACGTAATCGTCACGCGACCAACTAGCTTCTATATTTGTTAAGTTATAAACTTGATTGAACTCGCTTAGGTTTAAGTCAGTCAATAGCTTGTCACCTACTGCACTAAAGAGGTTGTTTAACGAACCGAATAGAGCGCACTCATATATTAGCTCACCGTTCAAATATTTTATCTCTAAGAGCCTTAAAACGCCTACAAATATTTCGATATTATCAAGCGTTACTTTTGTAAATGCTTTCTTTAAAGGGTTAAAATTTACACCGATATTGGTTTCTAAACTCGAATAAGGATTCTCGATATTGAAATCAAAGTAACTACCGAATAAAAAGTTATTATGCGCAGTACCCGGAATGTAAATAGTCTTTGAAAATGTCGTTGTTCGTTTCTCAAAATCCTCAATATCGACAATCGAATAAGTGAAATCTATATCTACGTTTTTATCCAAGTCTAATGCAACGCCCTCCAAATATATCTGTGTCCTTTGCGTAGCCATTATTTTGTAAGTTTAATATTATCGTAAGAATATTGAAGCTCTATTTGCACGTTTTGCAATCCATCTACTCGTTGTATTTTAGGCTCGTAGGTAGTCGATTTAATTGTCGCAGGTATATAATAGGTAACTCCGTTTATCTTTTCTTCTACGTACAAAGAATGCGCTTTAATAAGTTCCCAAAACCATTCATGCTCTGCATCGTTTAGCAAATCAGAATTTAAGACTACGCCCTCTGTGTAATTAGTGAAATAGTTTTGATTTGATAAGTTAAACATGTTATTTACATGCTGACTATAACCTGTCGGAGTAAAGTTATAAGGGTAGTTCTGAATACTCTTTCTTTCAATGTCGTATCGTTTACGTTTCACCATATTAAAAGTATAACTATCAAACCCACCAAGACTGTTCTGCCAGTACACATTTGTTTTTGCGTACTTAGAACAGTAGTCATCAAAGGTGAATTTGAATGTTTCACTAACAGCGATATCGTCTGCATCTAATAAAGTAATTTCACACGCGGTCACAAAAGGATTAATCAAATATCCGCCTACCGTTTCCCAAGTCGAAGCCACCGTTTCCCACGCTTCCGAAACATCTTCCCAATAAACGAAATCAGCACCGAATGATTCACGACTAATCGCAATAATACCTGCCAAAGCTGAAAGGTCTGGAATATCAAACTCATAAACACCCGTAGGAATTAAAGCGTTACTTTCATATAACTTTAAAAGTATCTTTGTCGCTGGTGAATCCCCATCAATATAGCTCAAAAAGTTTGTTCTTTCAAAGTCTGTACTTAAAACACGTGGCGAACTTGTTAAAAACTTTGTAGTTGTGTTGGTAGTTGTGAATTGTGTTTGATTAAATTGCACAAAATCGGTGAAAGAAACTTGACCATTAAAGGCATAGCGCACAGTATCATTATAAGAAGTTCCACCGATAGTTTCCACGCACTTAATCTGATAGTTCACGTAATAACTTAAATCGTTTAGAGGCTTCCAAAACACGTCAAACTCGAAAAACATCTGGTCGTTCTTTGTAAACGATAGTAAGAATTGTTTAACGTCACAATAAGCAAAGTTCCCATCATTGACAACTAATTTAACACGCCCGACTATTGTGGATTGCACCCATATCTCAAGGAATAAAAAATCTATGTCGCTATTCGTTTGCACGTAATAAATCATATCATTATTTATCGGTGTCCAAAGCTGTGGTGTTTGTATGTAGGTTATTGCCATGTTATTTATTTTTATACTTTTCTGCTAATGGATTAAACACCATTATATTATTTCTTATATCTCTTTTTAATGCACCTGATAATTCTTTGTAAAAGTTCTTTTCAACTGACTTAATAGCATTCGTTAAAAAATAAGTCGGAGGCGTTCCTTTTTTCCCTATGCTTGAAGCTATCTTGTAAGCTGTCATATCTAAAATTGAAACTTTCTTTTTACCTGAAAGTACTTTCTTTTTTGATTTGCTAATTAAAGTACCGTCACGCTTATAACCATTTTTAGTAGTTCCCCCATCGTCAAGTCTTAATTGCTTATCTCTTATCCATTTTTTAATATTCTCAATCGGTGGTCTTTTGCTGTTAGGTCTACGCCCTTGGTCTACTATCTCGAAGTAATCAAGCATAGTGACCTCGATTGAATAAACCCCGCCCATGAATTTAACAGGTGAAATCTTGATACTTTCTTCTAAGTCACCAGAAGCATTCGAACCGCTAGGACTATTTTTTTTAGGTTTGTTTAAATTCTTTGCAGCACGTGACGCAATTAAACCAGCGTATTTAAAAAGGATAAGCTCAAGTTCAGGAAGTGCCACCTCATTTTTACCCAATATCTTGAAGTCACCTTTGCCACCCCCTAAATTTGCATAAAAACTTTCGTCATCTACCATATTATTTCCTTAACTTTTCTAATTGCCTACGTTCATTTGCATTCTTATCTTTTAAATACGCCAATGAATTTAACGCCTGTATTATATTTAATTTCCACACCTCATTTAATGCTACTCGTTCAAACTTTGCGATAAGTTCGGCATTGTAAACCCACCCCCACCGTTTTTCAAAGGTTTCAGAATCGCTCTCAATTTCTCCTTCGTCACTCGTTTGCTCTTCAAAACCTCCTTGACCGAATAAACCCCTATAACCTTTATTAAGGCGCTTATAAGTTTCAAAAAAAAAACGCTTGTATGATAGCAATTTGCAAAGTTAGACTTTAGCATATCGCTTGATACCTTGCTATGCTCAACGCTACCATAAGGCATTACACTTTCTTTGCCATACCAATTAATTTTAACAGGCATTGACAATGAAGCCATAATTAAGTGCAAGTTTTCAACCATTGCATTCTCACCTGCTAAAAAAGTTGTGATGTCTACATATTGACCATAAGTCAATTTAAAAGCATCTAAAGACATTACATATTTGGTATCGTTTACTTTCACATACTTTTGAAGCTTACCTTCAATCGTTCCCTTATGTAAAAAATCCAAACTAGGTTTTAAATCTTTGAACTTATCCAAAGGCATATTATCTAATTCATCTTCTGAAATTTCATTAATTATTGAAATCAATTTAACTTCCTTTTCAAAGTCATTCATGTTAGCATCGTTTATGATACCATAAATAAGCTGATAATCTTCTATTGTAATTGTATTCCAGTTCTTCATTATTGTTTAAATATAATGTAAATAAAAAAAAGACTTACCGAGTAGGCAAATCTTTAAAGTCATTAGGGTCGTTATCTTTTCTGAACTTTCGCCAATCTGGTGATATGGTAATTAAACCACCTTCGTCTATGTATTCCTTTAGATATTGTTTAAATGCTTCAGGGTCATTCTTTGCTATTTCCTTTATAGCTATTATCTGACCGCTAGGCATTGAATCAAAAAACTCAAAAGCTTTATCTTTCATATCTAATATTTATTTCTTTAGCCATATAAATAAAATTAAATCACAATATTTTTTATCCTTACAAATATCTGTTTGCGTAATTTCACTAATATAATAAGCCATATCGCTAAGGCTCATTATTTCAAATTCTTCTTTTGTTTTTTTAGTTACCATATCCTTCAGGAGTTACATCTGTTATAGATGCTGAAAAGTTTGGTTTTAAATTCCACTTAGGCGCAACCATTTGTACTTTTATTTCCGATTCTAATTCTTTAATTCTTGCTTCATATCTTGCAGTAACTTTTGCAGATTCTTCATTTGTAAATTTTTGAAACTCTAATAATATCTCTTCGTTTGTCATGTCTTTGTTTGTTTGTTAATCAAAGATAATACAAAGAACCTATTCGATTGTCATAGAATTGTCATAAAGTAAATTATTTAAATCAAAGCATATTGCCCAAGTGTACGCCCTTGAATAAATCCGCGCCACGCTAAGGCTAAAGAACAAACCGCGTCATCGTGCATCCCTTGAGGTGCTGAATACTTTACACCAGTTTTGCTATACACATATTCAAATAAACTTAATTCATCTACGATAGAACCCTCTGGGTATTTAATCAAGCCTTGCTGAATCGCTATGACTAAACCCTCGATTAATTGCTGTTTTGAAGTGCTTGTAAATTTAAACCCTTCAATCATATAGTCATCACGTTGCAAGTCTTCTACTATCGGGTCACCAACGCCGGTGGCATCAATTACCTTTGGCACGTTTGCTAGTTGTTTTATCTTATTCTTAGTAGTATTCCAATCAGCTTGAAAACGGTCGTAATGACATACACAACCATTACCGTCAAGACCGATAATAACAGTATAATCGTAAGACTTAGCCAAATCAATGCCGTAGCAAATGGGAACGGCACTCGATATTTGCGTAATGTTTTGACGAATAAAGTCCATACCAAACGGATTAGCTGCATTCTCCATTGGATTCGCAAGATATTCCTGCTCAAAGACCGCCGAAGGTAACGAAGCACGAGCATCGTCAATTTCTTGATTATTAATAAATGGATTGTCATAAGTAGTATATTTGAATGATTCAAAATCTTTGTCACCATTACGCAAATAAAGGCGATAGAAGAAGTCTTTACCTCGCGGAGTAGATATGAATAAGGCGCGACCTTGATAATCGGTAAGCGTTGGTCTTATAGCGTTATTCCAAGCATCTTCTAAGTGTGGTATATAACAAGCTTCATCTATAATAACATTGTGAAACTTAAGACCACGCAAGTTATCTAATCGCTCACCTGTAAAGAATCTAATCTCACCACCCGTGACGAACTTAAAAACCAAATCTGACTTATTAGCGGTTGCGACTTCGTTCGGGATTAGTTTTGCTATTTCATCAAAGAAAACTTTAGCAAGTGAATACGTCGGAGTTATATAAGCATTGATATTACCTGCAAGTGATTCCGTAATAGTGTACTGTTTACTTATCAAAGATTTGCCCCAACGACGACCACACATCAAAACTCTAAAACGTGCCTTTGATTCTAATACGCTACGCTGTCCCTCGTGTGGTTTAGGAAGCTGTATTGCTATCGTCTGCATCTTTATATGTTACTTCTATTTTAAACCCGCCAGAAGCGTTTAAATCCATTTGTTCTTTAGGCTTACCATATACACGAGTTAATAAAGTTTCGATTGAATATAAAGAACCTTTTTCTATTGACTTTCGTATCGCTCCCGCGATTGTCTTTTCTAAAACTGTGGCTTGTGGATTTATATAAACCTCTTTCAGTTCTTCAATAGTCATAGACATTAAAACCTGAATTGCATCGTTTACCTCGCTTACCTTGTAGCCTTGTTCACGTAATTCTGATACGTACTTTCTAGGTCTACCAGTCGGATTAGCAACCGCGCCTTTTTTAAATTGTGTTTCTTTATTTGGAAATGCCATACACCTATTTTATACCTATTTTTTATTTATATCACCGTTAAATATATCCTTTAAGCTATCATAAATATAACTTGATTGTTTACCCCAAAAGAACTCACATTCGTCTTCAATATATGGAGGGTCTACAAAGTAGCTTTGATATTCACATGGTATCGCTGTGTAACGATAACACTCATTTTTTAAAGGGCAATCTTCACCCTTGCACATTGATATGTCTGGCATCTTATAAATAGTTAATTATTCCTATAATTTCTGTTATTAAATAATAAAGCATTAACCCAATAAATGAAACGTATAAAACGAGTTCAATTACCTTTTCCATATAATCTTTGTTGAATTAATAAATTGTGAATATCTTGTAAATATTCTTTATGTTGTTTCTTATCTCCAAACTCGATATGACAATCACGACATAAAGCTTGTAAGTTATCGATATGGTCTGCAAGTTTAGAGCCACCCATTCCACGCGCTTCGATATGATGAATATCTACCGATTGTTTGCCACAAACTTCGCAAGAAATAAAGCTAGATATATCGTAACCAAAGTACGTTAAATATAATTTAGTATGTTTTTTCAAATGCTTTTCCGTTTAATTTAATTTCAATATTTGGGTCTAATGCTATCATCCTATTTACTATTACATCGCAGTATTTAGGGTCTAATTCCATTCCGTAGCATTTTCTTTTAAGTTGGTGTGATGCTAACATTGTAGTTCCAGAACCTAAGAATAAATCTAAAATTGAATTTGACTTTTTAGCTATTTCATCTATAATTTGAACTACTAAAGTTATTGGCTTTGGTGTAGGATGATTTCCTTGTTCTTTTCTATTATTTTCTCCTCCAACATTATTTACTGAAAAAACTTTTTGTTCGTGTCTTGTTTTATCATTGTGATAACAATACATAGTTTCAAAATGTCCTGCTTGCCAACCATTTGTTTTATGCCATATATGTTTTGATGTTACTTGTTCCAAAAATGGTGGAAACTCTAAATTATCCCAAAACCATATCATTAAATTATCACAAAATAATCTTGAATTATTAAATGCACCATCTATATTTTTTATCATATCGTGCATTATTTCGCTATTATTTGGGAATGGCGGGTCTGTAAATACCATATCCGCTTTACTTCCATTCATTAGCTTTGCCACTTGGTCGCTATCTGTACTATCCCCACAAAGCAAACGATGCTCACCTATCTCATATAAATCACCTAAAACAGTAATCGGTTCTAATGGTGGCGTAGTATCAAAATCATCTTCTTCAGCTTCTAAATCTTCAATCGTTTCAAATATTGGTAAATCTAAACCCCACTCTTTTAATTCTTCTTCATCGTATTGGTTTGCTATCATATCCCAGTCCCATTCACCAAAGCCTACATTATCCTTAATAATAAACTCGGACTGCTGTGCTTCACTTAAATTACTAGCCTTGATAATATACACCTCTTTAAGTCCTGCTTCCTTACAAGCCTTTAATCTCATGTTACCGCCAAGAGTGACCATATCGTTATTAACTACAATCGGTCTTAACTGTAACATTTCTGGGAATTCATTTATAGACTTAACAAGCTTTTTAAACTTATCGTCTTTAATTAATCTCGGATTGTTTGGATTAGCTTTTACTTCTCCTATTTTTACTTTTTCAATCATAACCTATCAAGCAAATTATCTATTTTGTTTATAACCTTTATCTTCATTGGTATTGAATTACCTAGCAAATCAATGTCATCTAGTTGCGCGAGTATTTCAAGCATAACCATTATCTTATCTAAGTTCTGATTCGTTTCCCTCTCGATTTCGATTTTATTAGACATTATTTCTTTTTTGATTCTTTTATTATAATAGCTTCCCAAGCTTTTTGAGCTTTCTCTTTAGTATCGTAAATACAAGCACCTTGTCCGATACGATATTTTCCGTTTAAACATTGAGTTACTGGCATTACTTTCTTGATTTACGACCACGCCTTTTTGGCACTTGCTTATTTACATCTTCAGGCTTAAAGTCATTCACAAACGTAGCTTCTACATTAGTAGTGCTTTGTATTGATTCCGCAAACACTTCAATAGGTTCGGTGTAGCTATCGTAATTAACGCTTAGATATATTCTTTGAATCATTTCCGCAACGCATGACATACACCATTTATTCACAAAGAATTTGTCATCAACTTCCTGCTTGTAAATAGCTTCAAGCTCTAAGATAGTAACCTCGTTTAAGTTCTTGATAAACCCAGCATCTCGTAATGAAACCCAATGCTCTTTATATTTATCAAGTGTTTTTTTTGTAAGATAGTTCATATAAATTTTTTAAATAATACAGCTACAATACTAGCAGCGAAAGCAATCATTAAAGCTACAAGCATTATATAGTTAAAATATAAAGCTGATAACAAAGCTACCCAGAAGCTCAAGCAATACCCACAATCAAAAGGCTTCAAGCGTAAAGGTGTCTTTATAAAATCGTACCCTTTTAACTTGTTACCGATATTAAACCTATCAAACAACCAACGTGAAAACATTTGTGGTATCATTGAAATTTCGGCAAAGCTAAAGCCTAAACAAGCACTACCGACAATAAGAAATAATTCATTCATATTCTTTAACATTTAGTTTAACATTATTTATAGCGTTCTTAACTCCATTAGCGATTGTTCGTATTGGAATGCCAGTCTTTAAACTTACATTCTTGTACGTGCCTAGTTGTAAATATAACTTTAAGACTTCACATTCAAAGAAGCGAAGTTCTGATATGCTCTTTTCGACTGCTTGAATCCTAGCTTCTATCTTATCATAAGCGTTATCGTCCTGCAATTCAAATAAATGATTGGCAAATAATATATGGTCACTATTTTCGATTAATTCATCGTCTATAATATTGTCGCTTATTCTTTGATTCTTAAAGTTCTGATAATAAAACTTTGAGTTTTTAGACCTGAATTGGTTTAACCCTATTCGCACAATAAAGAATTTCAAGCATTTTCTTTCGTGCATATCAATTATTTTAGTCTGGTCGTACTCGCATATCGTTAAAAATACATCTTGACGAAGTTCTTCCCACCATTCACCAGCGATATTCTTAAAGAATGTTATTATATCTTTTTGAGTATAATAATCACTTATAACCCTATTATAATTCATTATGCATATAATTATCTATTATTGAGATTGAGTTCGTTACACCTACGCCAAATGAAGCGTAAGCACCCTCTCTATTTAGGTAGTCAAGATAATTCTTTTGTTTAATTAAATGCTCATTAGTTTTCAACATACCATTTAGCTTGAAAGGACTTTCGACTTTTAACTCTAAAACTAGCATTGAATATTTACCGTTATTGTGAAATATAAATAAATCTGGTGTCCCTTGCCCTGCTTGTCCAAGCATCTTTGCTTTACGTGCTAAGTAAATCGGAAGCCTTGCACCTGATAAATAATTAGCCATAAACCTTACTTGTGGATATTGCATCTTCAAATAATTTATTACGCTTAACTGAATTAAATCTTCTTTGTTTTTCATAACTATTTATTTATCAATTCATTCCAATTATTATCGAGTTGTTCTTCAAAATCATTCTCAAGAAGTTCTTTATTTTCGATATTACGCTCCATCGTTCCCATAGCTTTACGATGCGCATTGATTAGTTTTTCAAACTTATGCTGTAACTTCCCTGCATCTTGATTATTCAATACTGATAATTCATGAACTGCAACTTCTAAATTCTTAATCGACATTTTAGAATGAAGATAAGATAATATTAATGAGTTTTCTAGTGGTGTCATATACTTGAATTTAATTTTTTAACTTCCTTTTCTAAATCATTTACGTACAAAAGCAAAGTTCCTATTTGCATTCGCATCGTTTCTAATTCAATCGCTGCGAGTTCGTACTTTGCAAACATCTTGCTATATTCATTCATGGCCTGTTCGACATATATCTGTGCTTCGTTAATCTCGTTATCAAAACCTTTCAAATCTGTTAAGGCTCGATTAATAATCTGCAAGTCTAAAGCTACTTTTAAAAGGCTTAGCCTTTCTTCGTCGAAGAACTTGTAAGCGTTTAGCTTATTTTGTAAGTCGTTTATTAATTCTTTGTAATTCATTATATTTTTTCAATTATTTGTTTAACATCTTGCCAATATTTATAAGCCCCACTTTCAGAATCATAATGATATTGATATAAAGTATCTAATATTTCATCTATTGAAATTATAATACATTGTTTTGCTTCAAATTTTTCTAAATATTTACCATTTTTATGCTCAAATAAAAATATATATTTATTTACTAACTCTTTTGCTTTTTCTTTAGGTGTCATAATTTAAAAATCAAAGTCTTTTCCAAATGTACTACTTAAAACGGATATATTGCCCGGCTCTTTATTTAATTTCTCTTTAGCTTCATATTCAAGACCAAAGTAAATCACGCCTTCGATTTCTTCATAAAATCTATTCTTTTTCCAATCCCAGAATAGTTTGCACATTCCTAGCTTTGCCGAACCTTTAGGCTTAGCCTTTGCGATAATCACGTGTGTTTCATTTTCTTTATATGGTTGTCCATCTTTATCATTGAAACCAAATGGAGGTCGCCACAAGATTATAAACGCCATTGCCTTACGGAAGAATGATTGACCACCAGCGGATTGTCTAGGATGCGGGGGTGGATAATAAGTCACACCGTTTTCGGTAATCGGTTGTTGGTCTTGTGGGTGCATACAAATAAAGATATGCTTTTCTTCTTTCTTTGCGTAACGTCTAAGCTTCCCGACTGCATCTTCGATATATAAGTCTTGACGACTGCCAAACTCGCTCATATTGTGTTTGATTTCGTTGTAAGGGTCAAACAAAATATTATCAATCTTGATTCTATTTTCAGCTTCTAAGATTTTAACCTGACTTATAATATCATCAAAGCTAAATGAATTTTCGTCGTTATCTACAATAAAAAACTTATCACTTAAAAAAGCAATAGCGTTGTAAATTTCTGATTCGCTACAAGCATTCACGTCACTTGCGAAGAATGGTTTACGAATGTATTTAGATATAAGCTCTTTTGCTAAGTCTTTATAATCTCCTGTTTCTGGACTAAATATAACGTGCTTTTCGTTGTGCTTAATTGATAAGTTTAAAAGTATTTCAAGATTAAATTCTGTTTTTCCCGAGTGTGGTGATGCAAGAATAAAAGTCATTGAACCTTTTTTCTTTGTGTATAAAGCATCTAAAGATTTAAAGCCTACGTATTGCCCTCGTTGTATTCCCGACTTGTGAAAGTCTAGGATTTCGTTTTCAAATTGGATTAAGTTTTTTATCATGTCGTTTGTCGTTTGTCAAATGTAACTAATTAACTGGTATATTAAAACTTAAAGTATTATTTGTGTTAATTTTATTTTCATCTCTAAACCATACGCCCCTCATTTTTTGTTTCCAGTTTAAAACCTTCTTACCATTGCTATCAACCCAACCGCTTTCATTGTAATATTTATAAGCATTCTTTGCAGCATCGGCTTTAAATCCATTCTCAAGAAAGTACTTAATAACTTCGTCAATATCGGGCATATATATATTACTTTTACTTTTCTTTACTTTAGGAGTGTTACGAACGTTTTCTGAATGCGTTACATTTTCTGTAACTACTTGTTTTTCACGCCATTGTGAAATTCTTTTCGCGTTCTTTTCTTTTTTTATCTGGTACTTTTGTGCAAAGTTTAGCAATTGTTTGTTGAAAGTTTCCCCATTATTCGAGGAAATCAAGTCTATTTCTTCCATAAAATCCCAGCACTTTTCAAGTCTTTTACCAACTTTGCATTGATGTTTCAAGACGTTGGTTTTGATAGGTTTTTCTTGTCGTGCCATTTTTTCAATCAAGGTATAGAACAAACCTAGACCTTCATATCCAAAATTTATAAATAGCTCCGAGATTTTTTCATCTTCAAAACTTGCTGTGTCGTGTAGGAAATATTTCATTTTAATAGTCGATTTTTTGAATTACAAATCTAGACAATTTTACTTGAGGTTTTCTAGTTGCGTTAAGCGTTTCTTTATTCAAGCTATAAAGATAAAATTTAACCGCTCCTTTAGTCTTGCTTAATATATCCGCGTAATAACTTACCGAGAAATCATTTAATAAGTTTGCTTTTATAAAGTCTTTGTCATCTTCTGATAAGATACCTTTAGAAATAGGTCTGTCGCGCGTTACGGTGCGCTGTACGCCATTAATTATATCGACCATGAAGTCATGCCTATATTTCATTCTTTTGTCGGTACGTAAGCTATAAAAGACTTTGTCGATTTGATAAATTATTGAGCTATGATTTTGTAGTTTAAATTCTTTAGCGATTTGCACCATTGTCATTTTGTAATGGTTATACAAAAAATATGATACTAGTTGTCTTGCTTTTGTAACTTCGCCAATACGTCTGTTAGTGGTCGTTAATAATTGATAAATATCGTTTGAACTAAGCTTCTTAGATTCGTAAAGTTCTGATGCGTAATAGCATAATTTTAAAGTGTCTTGATTCATGTTGTTTGTATAAAAAAAGGGAGGTTTTTACGCTCCCTTATTTGGTTTAAAATGCGTCCTCTGTGTTTACAGGCTTTAACTTTTTAGTTTTGCCTGTGTCATCACTTGCAATTTCTTCCTCCTTTGGCGTGAAAGTATCGATTGCTTCCTTTACTAAAACGCTTTCTTCTAACTTAAGAGCGCCTACTGATTGAGCCTTTAAGGCTACCTGAACAAGTATGTTCAATGCTTCGTTTTCTGTCATGGTTTAAAATGGTAAATCTGTTTTTACTTCTGTTAATTGTTCTGTTACTGGTGCTACGTAATCATTTACGTAGATATTAAAATCTGGTTGCTTCTCTTCTTTCTTGTAGCCATTTGCCCACATCGAATAGCGAGTGCCATTAATTGCAAAGTTAATTACTTCGCCTTTTGCAGTCTGTCGCTTCCACGCTCCAAAACTGATTTTTTTTTCGTCTGTCATAGTTTTCAAATTTATATAATTTATTTGTTAAATTCAAGCTTTTTATTATTTATCAATTCTTTAAAGGTTGTGTTTGTGTGAAACATTGGATAAGATGCCCAAATTGCTTTTAAACTATTTACATTATCACACACATTTGTTTCGGCAATAGCGATGTTAAGCAAATTACTTAATTGAACTGCTTCACCAGCTGAAATCTTTACAGGCTCTTTATCGTTGCTATTCGTTGCGTCACTATCTTTAGTGTCATCAATAGCAAACATTCCATTTAAAGCGTATTTACGTGCGTAACTAGAACACGCTCCAGTCACTTGCGAAGCGTCCATCCCTTTTTTATTTTCTTCCTCCCTTGCAAATCCATCTACCAAATATTTGTCTATTCCATCCGTAATGTTTACCGAAGCTTTGATGTAATACCTATCTCCGATATTTACAAGTTCATCTGTGATTGATAAAAACAAACCATGCTTTAATAGATGTGGTTTAACTGCTTCAAGTATATCTTCGCATGAGCGGTACTTATATTTACCGAAGTTATTAGTTTGCCCTTTAGGTGCTTTTAATTCGCTTTGAATTGTGACTAGCTTTTTAATTAGTTTTTCCATGTCTTATAAAATTACAAATTCTTTGTTTTCAAAATACCATTCTTCAGGTTCGTTAAATTCATTGGTAAATTCAATAAGCGAAAACTTAAACCATCGTTTTAGAATGATACCTGTTTTTCCTGTGGTTTGCACGTCAATCCCTTGCGGATTAGTCAATAATTTTACTTTATTATCCATAATATTAATTTTTTAAAAGTTGTTTGTTTGTTTTGATTTGATTTAAAGATTATTTGTTCTTCATAAAGCCTAATATAATTAAGCTTTGATTTTTCGAGTGGTGTTAATTCCATTTTATTTTGTAATATATTTACTCCAGTAATTTACAGCGTTATTTATGTCTAGTTCTGAATTAGTGAAATATCTTCTTTTCACTATTAAATTGTTTTCCGATGAACTAGTTTCAACCTCTATTGCAAATTTCCATCCTAATTCTAAAGCTTTTTTATTGCTTAAAACAAAATACTTTCTTGTAGTTGTGTCAATTTGAAATGTTTTAAATAGTTTCATAATTATTTCTTTTTATTGTTGAAACAAATATAAGGTCATTGCACAAAAGAATTGTCATAGAAATGTCATAAATAAAAAAAGGCAGTCAAATTAATGACCACCTTTAAACAAACAACAATGAAAAACTTAATTAAAGCGTTTTACAGCTACATAAGCACCGACAAACAAAAGTAATAAATAAAATGAATACTTGTAAAAAGAGTTTTTAACAATGACTTCCTTTGTCTTTGTGATTGTTTTCGTGATAGGAACGATAATCTCTTTAGGTTTGCAAATCCCTTGCACTCTTATATACTTATCTCTGAATTTTTGAATAGTGATTACCATTTGACCACTAGTATCTTGAATAGTCACGATTGAATCCTTAAACAATACCAAAGTATCAAGCTGAATCTTTGCAGGAACTATAATAGTGTCCTTAATTGTAATCGTTTCCGTAAATCGTTTACTTGCGCATGACGCAATTACAAGCGATATAAGCAACGATAATAATAAAGCCTTATAATTTGTCATCATCTGTGCTAAAGTTTGTTAGGAACTTCCCTATGACCCCGGAAACGATAGCAACGATTGCCACCCATTCAAAACCTGCATAAATTGAATAACTAGCTACCATTGTAGAACAAGCAAGTAGTGTGTCCCCTATTTTACGAAAGGTCTTTGGCGTTGGTTTCCAGTATCTGTTTTTAAGTTTGCTCACAATCATAAATATAAAATTAATAAACGATTTGCAATTCTACCTTTTCATTGTTTTGTATAGCTTTGTTAATCTCTTTTATAAGCTTGACCTCGGTGCTACCTTGAATCCAATTTAAGACTTTGCCAAATGGTTTATTAATGTGCTTTGTATTTGCGACTAGAATACAGCCTTCCGTATTTTCATGAGTATTGCCACCATGAATTCTGATTCCAGAAAATCCTTTGACTTTCAAAACTTCTGGCATTACACGTTTAAAACGATTACTTAGTGTTAATATTACTCGATAAGTTCCAGAAGGTATAGCTGTAACACCAAATTTCTTTTGAGTTTTTATTTCAGATTCGATTTGCAACTGGTGTATCATTCTGTCTTTGTCCTCAAGCGTATAGCAAAAGAACTTATCGTTTATAAACATTGACCCGATAGTTTCGGTATCTGTAAAAAATTCCCTTTTAACTGTTATTTTCATGCTCTTTATAATAATGGTCTATTGCTATTCCTTCCTTTTGTTCGTTCTTCATTATCAATTGAATGCCAAACATAATACAAGCTAAATGGTCTTCACTTCTATCACCTAATTCATACTTAGCTAAATGCCTGTGTAAACTTTCAAGTGACGATTCATCTGGTTGACCCTTTTGCCAGTTGTTTTTTTCGTACTTATTAGCACCCATTCGCAATAGATAGCCAAATCTTAGTCTAACGTAAGCATCTAAATGATTTACTAATGGTTTATTTGTGTCATCGTCGCGCTGACTTCCGCTTTCGAACACTCTTTTATTTGCATTTTTTACATATTCCGCGATAGGATTGTCTTTCTTTTCTTCAATATACTCATAATGTACGCCCGGTATTCTTTTCATTTTTGTATTAATTTTCTTAATGCCATAACTATTTCTTGAAGTTCCGCTTCTTTCAAAGCTTTGAGCTTCATTAATCCCTTTATCTTTTTATTCTCGATTGCCTTTTCCTCTAATATTTGCATGTAACTCATAAAAAAATTGTTAATACTGATTTGTTAAAATAAATAAATAAACCTCCAATTTTTAAATAATTACCTTTATATTTTTGAAAAAATATTTTAAACTTTCTTTCTGATTGTTTAAAATTATATAGTTTTATAACCATTCTATTTTGCTTCCTAAATTCATTGGAATAAATATAGCCGTTTTACCATCGATAACTATTCCACAACCTAAAGTAGGCTTCTTTGCGTACACTTTGCCATAAGCCATAGCGTATGACCTAACATCAATTCCACACCCGACATTCATTCCGAAAATCATATCTCTGTCCGATGCTGAATAGTTTACACCGCCGAAAGAATGAATATGACCTATCACCGTGGATTGTCTATTATCCCTTGCGCGATTAATTGCACCTTGCGCACCACTTGACCCCGTGCCATGGATATATAATGTATTATCTATTTCATGACTATAAGCCCATTTCCACCCTTCGGGATAACCTAGCATTTCATTATAAGTTTTAAACATAGACTTAGGAAGTCCAGCAGTTTGAAGTTTTCTAGTTGGTAGGCTTGAATGATTACCTATACAACCATAAACATTCGGGAAGGCTTCATGCCATTTAACGTGGTCTTTACGTGCTAGTTCTAATTCATTACCCGCGCTTTCACCATCGGGGTCTGATTCGTGGTAACTAATCGCATGAAAATCGGTATCGTCACCAATATCCACAACTGTTGAAACTTGAAACTTATTAAACACTTCGTACACAAACTCAAAGTAATCTGGATGCGTGAATGGAGCGTGTCTATCGCCTATAATACCAACTACGTTTGAATTGCGAAATGATTTAATCAAGTCGTATTCATTTGAATTTAATCTCGGTCTATACATTGTTTGTTTTTTTTAAACAAAGATAATGAAATTATGAAAGATTTTTTGAATGTTGAAAAGTGCTAAAACAAAGCGGGGAATATCTTTTTAATTAATTCCGTTATTTGCCATCCGCCCGTGATTCCTACACCGATAAGTGTATAATAAACATATTTAAACTTGTTTTGAATTGATGCTATTTCTTCAGTGTTTTTTTTAGTTTGAAGTTTCAAGCCTTCGCCGAAATATTCACTTCCTAGAATAGCGTCCTCAATCGTTTGGACTTTATGCGATAGGTTGCGTAATTCTTCGAATACCTTTTCTAAAGTAGCACTTTCTTTTTGTGTCATTGCCCTGCATCAATCAAAGGGTAATCGGAAGGCACAGCGCATCTATCAGCTACGTAAGGAATAGCAAGTGAGATTGAAGCCTGAACACCTGCTACAAGGTCTGACAATCGTTCTGTAAAGAAATTAATATTAACCGAGTTACCTAGTGTAAATTCGAAAGTATCGCTTCGAAGTTGTGCAATAATATCTTGACATACTAACATTTGGTCACTAATAACGTCATCTTCGTTCTTTTCGTCTGCAAATACTAAATCAGCAAAGATAATAGACAAAGAAAGATTAAATATTGAACCGCTTACGTTTGAACTTTCGATTGTGCAATACATGAGCGGATAAGTAATTGACTTGCTTTCACCTAATTCCCAAACATCGCCCCAACCAAAGTCATTGATTTGCTTGTGGTCGATTGCTAAATTATTTAGTAGACTTTTTACTTCCTTTATTGTCATTTTTTACAGTGCTTAAATAAGTCTTTAACTTAACTACGTTCTTATTTGAATAATCCTTTGCCATTAATCTCTATAATCTTTACCTAATGCACCGAATTGTGATTGGTACATTTCTGAATAGTCTTTGTAATCTCTTTCAACACCACCAAGAAACATTCCTGTGCTATAACTAGACCCATTTGGGTGTATAATATCCGAACCGCTGCCGGGATTGTTATACAAAGGATAATCGATTATGTTTTCACAAAGATAATTTGTAATTCTTTGCGCGTACCATTCAGCTTTATTCTTATAGTAACTCATTAAGTCGAATAATTCAGACAAACTAGCTTCGTTTGAATTTTCACTATTTTTTCTAAGCACGTTTTTATTGGTCATCTTAAAACCTAATGACATAACCATTTCACTTGCGACATACCAGCAAATACAATCGGTGACGTATAAGTCAAGAAGCTTTTTATTTAAAACAGTCAAGCTATTATCTTCTATTTGAGTTTGCAATTCTTGATATAAACCAGTCCCTAAAATAGGCTCGATATACATATCCTGAGATTGCTTGATAGTTGGTCTTATAAGTTTAGGGTCTACATTGTCCTGCAATAGTGACCTATCTTTTAGCGTTGTTTCGCTTATAAATAAAATATTCGCGCTCATTATCTTCTTTTAATTACAACTTGTTCGACCCATCTATGACGACAATATGGTGTTGTGACTTGTGTTCTCGGATTAGTGTAAAAACCTCCGCGTCTTTGCCAAACTGAATATCCTAACCTTTGACTTATTGCTTGTATTTCGGCACGTGAATAAATCTTGTCTAAATTAATTAAATTTTCGCAAAACCTCCTAGTAGTTGGAATAATCGGTGCGCCAAGTCCGGGAGTTACCTCGTATGAATATCTTATCTGTATGTCCGCTATGGGTTTACGCGCTGACTTTTGTTTTTTACCTTCGTCTGTAATCTCGCGAGATATAACTTCGCTTCCATTATCATTAAAAGGTTTTACATTTATTAGCTTGTTATTTTCTAAAGTAGACAAAGACCCGATAATGACCTGCTTATCTACTTTCAAAGCGATTGCCATATCGTCCACCGTAGTTAAAGGATTCTTTTGCAATAAATCTAAAATCCCGCTTTGCACGTTTGTGATTATAATATCAATGTCCGCAAATTCTTGATGTGGTATAGGCTCGAAATTGTCATCAAATTGAACACGTCTTGATTTTATAATATCGTACTCACTTCGAGCATCTCCAAAGTCAGCGAATACACTCACCGCAAAATCGTCGTCTTGTTCGCTAAACGCTTGACTTGAAACTTCTTGTATTGCTTGACCTTCTTGTTTTGGAATTAATCCTATCAAAGCACGAATTTCGTTTGGTGTCATTGATTCAAGAACCTTGTTAGCAACCAAAGGACTTAATGAATTGATTCCATTAATAATATCTTGCTGTGAGCTTTCGGTCTTTGATTCTAAAAGAGGCAATCCCAGCTTTTCGCGGATTTCTTCTTGTGTCATATTAGCCGAAATAATCGCTTCGCTAAATTCAAAGCCTAAAGGTTCGGTATGTTTAATATGAAACTCGGCTGTAATTCCAAACAATGGTAAAATATAACCTAACCATCTTTCAATGAATTGCTGCTTACCGCTTACATAAGTGTTTTGGAATATCTCGTAAGCGTCACGCATTTCAGTCCTGCCACCTAATGCGCCTTCTTGAGCGATACCAAACAATGAAGCTGATGTAATCCTATGACCAGAGAAAATCTCTTGTTGTATAGTCTTATTTAGCATATCAAACTGCTTATCCAAATCAGAAGCGGATAAGTCAATTACGGTCGGAGCTTTTGCAGGGTCGTTATTAAAGTTAATAATAAATTTACCAGCGTTCTTTTCACCACTAAATTTGTCTTTTACTTGACGTTCTATTTTACGTTGCTCTTCTTCAGTCGGGATACCATTGTTAAATGATAGCATTTTTGAAGGCATCATACCGTTATGAATAGCGTTCAAATGAAATTCAGAAACAGCGACATCTAACTCGATGTAATTTAAAGCACCCTGATAAGTTGGTAAAGTGTACGTATTAACTCCCGGGCGATACTCTTTTAAGTAAATTAGTTGCTTACCTACTTTATTGTCGGGATTAAATGCTGAAATTGATTCAATATCGTTTGGTTTTGCTTTAACATCCCACTCATTCGAAATATAGAAATAAGTATTATCAGGATTAGACCTAACTTTTGCATAATCGATATGGTATAAAGAAACCGCATCGCCAAAATGATTGTAAATAATTTCAAGATAGCAACCACCGAAGGTTTCAATATCTAAAGTGATTTTATCTAGTATATCGTTTATGTTTTCTTTTGACCGATTGATAGGTTTTTCAACTAAATACTGATTCGCTTCGTCGTCAAATACAATACCACCACCCGCGATGTAATTAGCCTTACCGTTTACGATAGCGTTATGCTTTGCCGAAGTGTTAAGCAATGAAAGCAAATGCAAAGGGAACTTATTATCTTCGCCATAAGATACCCAATCCTGATTTTTCTTTTCAGTGAACTTTGGCTGTGAATATTCGCTAAAATTTATCGCTATTAAATTATTCATTTTTTAATATTTTTATTTCCCTGCTCTTCGGTTGTGTATTTCTTTAATCCTAATCGTATTAACAACTCATTAACTATAAAGTTGTCATCTTTGCCCCACTTGTCAAGCGTTTCTTTTTTTATAAATATAACTTCTTCAAAACAAATACAATTATTAGCGTCGCATATTTGACAAATGATATTTATGCCCTCACAAAACAAGTCATATCTAAAAGAAAGGATATTTACCGAATTAATTTTTCGTGAAATATTCCCGACTTTTAGCTCGGTGTCTAAAACTTTAATTTTCAACTGTCAAGTTATCCTGTACAGTTGGCTCATCAGCAATTGGCTCAGCAACCTCATTTAAAGTATCTACAATTGGCTCATTGCTTGATGCAATCACTGGAGCTACATATTCCCCTATAATAACTAAATTAAGCTCACCAGCTCCCCAGTTATACGCATACTCATCATCATTACCCCATTCGTTATAACTTTCGCCTGACATCGTTAAATTGCCTTCTGCGACCATAACTAAGTCACTATCTAATAAAGCATAGTAAAAACTTGCACTTTGGAATAATTCGCCACCAATTGGACGTAAATTAAAAATGGTTGCAGTTACTGCTTGACCTTTTACCCATGTAGGGATTGATTGAATTGTTTTCATGATTATTTGTTGTTATATATTCCGATTAAATTTCCGTTATGAGTTATTAGTTTTATTGTAAGTTTCATATTTATAATTTAAAATGCTGTCCCGATTGAGCAAGGTATAAAGTACCTAACTCCATTTATCTCTACTTCTAATTGATTTACGCTTGTTGGTACGCCCGTTGTAATAGCACCAACTTTGAATGCCTGAGCAGTTGTGCCACTTGCTAAATTGCCAGTTTTTATATCTCCGTTTACGGAAAGTTTTACCCCTGCATCTGTTGTAGTGCCTATTAGTATGTTACCACCTGAGGTGATTTTTAATGATGGTGTATTAGTACCTGTATGCCACGTATGAGTTATGTTATTGCTAGTATCTACGCTAATTAAATAGCCATTACTAACTCCACTTATTGCAGCTATAAGTGTATCACCACCAACTCCTGATGTTAATACCGTTCTCATATCTCCATTAACATGAAGTTTGGAATTTGGATTTGTTGTGCCTATACCTACGTTACCGCCTGAGGTGATGCGCATACGTTCTGCGTTAGATGTACCAAAAATCACTGGTCCTGCTTCGTAATTATAAAGATAAGCGTCTAATCCTGCCATAATAAGCTCAAACCCATCCGTAGCACCTGTACCTGCAGTAGCGTTACTTATCTTTATTCTACTAGCTCCATCATTATATACTACTAATCCACCACCATTACTGAATGTTGTAGTTGCTGTTCCTATACCTACGTTACCTCCTGAGGTGATGCGCATACGTTCGCCCCAACTTGAACCATTATAAGTCCAAAAAGCTAAAGGTTGCCCTGTTGATTGAGTTGCTGCTGCTATAACACCTGCCCCCGCAGTATCATAACCTAATATTATACCAGGTCTATCAGCATTTTCAGCAATTGTTGAATTAATATTTACAGACCTTTTTGCCGTTCCTGCTAAAGTTCCAGCAGATGCAGTAATTTGTAATACACCATCAGTTCCACTTGGCGTTACTCCAATTCCAACATTCCCAGAGAATGTAGCTGCACCTGTGGAGGCTATGGTTAATAAATCAGTAGATGTGCTAAAGTTCCTTATACTCATTGAAGCTGCACCACTTGGCGTATATAATGAAAAATATCTTACATTCCCATCTCCAAATATTATGTTGTGAGCGCCTCCGTTTTTTGCAAATAAAACTCCATCACTTACAGCGTCTATTGCTCTACCTCCTGTATTATTAAAAGTATTATTTCCGCTTGTTGTTAGTGTTGTAAACCTCCCAGTCCCACTAACATCTAGCTTGTAACCTGCATCTGTTGTAGTGCCTATTAGTACGTTACCGCCTGATGGAGCTAATGCAAGATTACCAAAAGCAGTTTCTCCACCAATTAAAACATCAATATATCCATAAGTATTACCTGTACTAGCTCCGAGATTTGCTCTTAAATATGTACCTGAACTCCCAACTACAAAATCTGTTGTTGTTGTTCTTATAAAACCTTTAGCCGTCACACTACTAGAGAATGTAGCTGCACCTGTGGAGGCATCAATAGATAATAGAATACTTGAGCTAACACTAGAAGCTGCTCCTGTAAAATTAAAAAGTCCGCTACTCCTATCTAATCCAATACTAAAATCTCGGCTACTTTGTGTACTAAAATATAAAAGAGCATCATCGTTTGTATTTGTACCTGTGTTTTTAATTGTTTGTATAACAGAAGCATTTCCTCCATTTTTTTCAATCGTCAAATTCCCACTAAACCTACCAGTACCATTTACATCTAGCTTGTAACCTGCATCTGTTGTAGTATTTATTAGTACGTTATTTGATTGAGAAAGTGAAATAATACTAGTAGTCCCCCTTCTTATATCCCATCTAACTCCATTTACATCAAAATAATTA